CGTTGGCCAGCATGTACGCCCGCTTGAGTTTGCGCAGCAGTTCGACCTTCTCAAGTTCTAGTTCGATCAGTCGGTCCATCTGCTCGAACAGCTTGTCAGGTAGTGTCACTTCAATCCTCCCATAAAGGCTGCCATCTTGGCAGCGATTTCGTTGGCCTCTTTGCCCGCTGTCTGTCTGGCGTTGACGTCAACACGCAGAGCATCAGGGTTGTACCCAGCCAGCTTACCCTCGACCTCTTGGCGCATGGCCTCAAGGTTGGGGTCGTCCATGACGTTGAGCCGTGGTAGCAACTCACACAGGTCCACCAAGTGGTTGAGAGTTGAGTCACGGAACACAGCCTTGGGGTCGTTCATCTTGTCAGCAAGGTGTTTGACCTTGTCGTAGAGCCGCTGCCATACGTCCTGCATAGCCTGCTGTCCGGCCTGTTTGACACGGGCTGTGACCTCTTGCTGGATACGCTCCAGTTCCTCATCGGCGATGTTGACACGGAAGTCGCCGTTGGGGACAGGCATGACCTGCATATCCATCTTAAACTTGCTGGCGATGTCGCTGGCATCGGGGTAGTCACTGGCTTTATAGGCAGACCCAAGGAAGCGCTGCGCATCCATCACCAGTTGGGGATAGGCCGGTGCAAACTGCCTCACAAGGTATTCATACTCGGATTTCTCCTTACGGAACTCAGTCATAAAGGTGAGGTAGTTGGCGGTCGGTAGAATCTGGATACCCTTGACGCCCCAAGGCAGGGTGTTGTCGTAGAACTTGGTACGGATCAGGGTCGCCTTCTTCTTGATGTCATCCAGCAGGTCACACATAGGCAACAGGCTCTTGTGGTAGCGGCCAGCACCAGTGACAGTACCCTTGAAGGCGTTGGTCTCGGCGCTGATCTCCTTGTCCAGCTTGTTGGCACTCCATGTGGAGATGCCTAGTTGTACGAGTATCGCTCGGTCAGAAAGTTTCATGTTGTCAGTCCTTGTTGAAGGTTGGCGCAGCCCCGATCAGTCGGAGATACGCTTGGTAGGTCAGCACTTTACGCGGGTATTTGCTGGCGACGAACTGGTCCCAAGAGGTGGGGCCAGTGGTGAAGCCTATATTCATTGCGGCTTCTTTGCGGTACTTGGCCCACTCCTGGGCGAGGCCGTAGAGTTCCGCGTCAGCGATCTGTCCACTGGTACGCAACCAGTGAACAAACGATGGGTGCTGAGGTTTAGGCTTAAAAGAGGACATCTTGGTGGCCCACTGCCCACTTGGTAAAGGCTGCCGTGTTGGCCAGATCGGGTGTCTTACGGACAGCATGGGAGATGCTGAGCACAGAGAACTCGGCTGGCATACGGCTGGTGTACGTCACAACACGTTCAAGGTTACCCTCGGTAGCCCGCTCAGCCAGAGCACCGGACAGGGCGTAGAGTGTGGCCGGATCAGTCGGTACATCTGCCGTGCTTGGGTTCATGAGGATAGCATCGGGGTTGGGCAGCTTGCGGTAGATACGCACAAACCCAACGAACTCAGCCGCTGCACCCTCACCAATGGCACCCTTGAAGCACTCGTACTCTGCCTCGGCTGGCACCTTGCCAAGTATCGCGCTGACACCCTCGACCCAGCTACGAGGTGTCGGGTTGACATCACGCTGTGCGTCGAAGTCATGCAGCAGGTTTGGACGGAACCGTGTGAAGGCAATGACCATGGGGTGGACCTTGTTGTCGATCATCCACTGTGTGCTGTCGTCAAGGTGTGTCTCGAACTCCAGCACTGTCTCACGGTTACGCAAGTGGCTCAGCACACGGTTGGCACCAGCACGGTCTGACTGGCGGTTACCAGTGGACACCACTGTCCACCCATCTGCCAACGGCTTGCCATGTAGCGTCCTTGCCTGCTGGATGTTGGCCAGCACTTTTTGCAAGTCAGCGTTGGCTTGGTTCCGATCGTCGAACAACAGCACACCGCCGTTCTCTGTGCCAGCCTTGCCCTTGTGGGGGAACCAGTCGGGCAGCTTGTACTCGAACCCAGCGTCAGTCGGGTAGGGTATCCCGAAGTCCTCGACCAGCATGGTTGGCATGTGCCGCTCCACGACAGGCAGCCCCATCTCACTGGCAATCTCGTGGACGATGGTGGTCTTGCCACCCCCCGGAGGTCCCTCGATAGCGACGGATCGACCGACGGGGATAAGGGCCTTGAGTGTGTCTTTTAGCAATGTAGCACGCATTTGCGTCTCCTTGGTTGGCTTGTCTCGTCAGTGACATGGGAGCCACCCATGCCAGACAGGGGGCGAACCCCCTGTTTCGACATCACCCCACCCGCTTCATCTGGTTCATGGCGTTCTGGAAGTCGTTGTAACTCTCGGAGTAGTCCACCGTCTTGGTGTCGTAGCACGTCTCGTACTTGTAGACCGCCTCCCGCAGTGACCGCAGCTCAGCCTCCAGTGGGACACGGGTGCTCATACGACCAGCGATCTCGGCCCAGCCAGTCTCACCTTGGCGGAGGTACTTGACAGCCTCACTAGGTGTCCACGAGAACGGACTGCTGGACAAACGGGTGCCAAGTGGACACAAGTTGAGACGAATACGTGTCTCCAGCCACAGCTTGAACGTATAGTAGTTGGCGTCCTTGAGAGCCTGCCTTCCTTCCTTGCGGTTGAGGTAGGGTACCTCGATGGGCTGGGCACCACCGACCAGTGTCCAGCCGGACTCTGCTGGCTGGATGGTGACAAACTCTGGAGTGTTATAATACCGACCACCCACTTCGGTGATGCAGTTGGGGGCATGGTAGCTCCGGTCTTGCCAGTGGGTGTTCACATGGGGGCCAAGGATCGACCACATGATACGGTTGGTCGTGACAGAGGGGTAAGGGTCGAGGTGGATAGGGGACAGGTCGTTGTCACCGTTGGGCTGGTACTCATACCGGATGATGTCAGTGTGGTAGAGCCGGACAATAACGTCGTTGGTGGTGGGGTCCTGTCGTATGGTCAGGTTGTCGTTGCCACGACGGGCCAGTGGCCTTGAGTTCTGGTCATAGCGACCACGGATAGGCTTGATGGAGTTATACCTGAGTAGTGCTGTGTTGTAGGACAGCATACGGTGGTGTGGCAGTTCTATGTTGGTTCCGAACATCAGTTGGTCTCCTTGGGCTTGTCTCGTCAGTGTCGTGGTAGCCAACCACGACAGACAGACCACCTTGGTGGTCTGTTTCGACTTCATGGAACTAAGATCGCAGCGTAGGTAGCACCGAACCTATCGGCGACGTGCTTCCGTAGAAGCGCCTTGTCTACAGGCTGACCAAGCTGTTCACACTTGGTGCGGTACTGGTTGGTGTAGACCGCGGCGAGGTCCAGTATAATCTCGTTCATCAGTTGGTCTCCTTCTGGGTGGTAAGGTCAAGCCAACGCTTGACGGTGTAAGCGTTCACAGACAGCCTAACGACCATCGTGTTGGGCTTGTGCTTGGGGTCAGGGAAGTAACCAGTGGCTTCCCAGCCACCAGTGCCAAGGGACGTAGTACCATCCCACATGTTGGCCCTAACCATGTCCCTGATGTGGTCGATGGATGATCGACCGGGGTTGATAACAGACAACACGTCGGCAGTCTGTTCAAGGCTGTAGTCGTCGATCTCGATGGTGAAAGCAGTCATAGTTTGATCTCCAGTGGTGGGGTGTCGACGTTGTAGTGGATATGGACATGAGTGTAGCCAATGTCCTTGAGGTGACGTGTCTCGTCGACAGCCACTACTGTTCCGCAGTAGGGGGAAGAACGGGACGTTACGATGAAGTCACGACCAGCAGACCAGTCATAACCAGCCTCGGACTGCCGTAAGTAGGTCCGTCGACGAGGACGTATAGACAGGATACGGAACTCGTCTGGGTCGTAGTACTCGGTGAGTCGTGTCCACTTAGGTGTGGTTGGTGTGGTTTGTCCCAAGTTATGGAACGAGAACATTTGTGTGGTGGACATAGGTCCCCCCTTTGTTACGTGTTAAGTTATATATATTTACCGGTTGGGCTTGCCAGACCCAATCGGCGAAGCCAATCTAGCACCGGCAGCGAGCCGTGTCAAGTTCGGGGTTAAGCCCTTGATTTCGTTGAGTTTTTTCGTAAGTGTGTGCCAAGTATGTACCAAGAAGCTATCTACTTGTAAGTACTTGAAATCATTCAATGTAGATAGATGGCGGACGCGCAAGTGCTTGATATTGCAGGAACTATATACTTATCTATCTATCTACTCGAAACTAAACGCGCTATGTTAGAAAGTGGGGGTGTGACTCGTTTACTCGAAATAGGGTTTTGCACGATAGAACAGTATAAATAACGTAGATAGATAGATATATTATATAGATACTTTATATATACACACTACTACCCCTTGGTATACCCTTGGTTTTACAGGCTTTTTTCCAAGTATACGTGTATACTAAGCTCCAATACGTTACACAAGCTGTATCGTATCAAGACAAACTATACAGCAAAAAGTAGATAGATGCGTGTACTGTTTGACTAACATACTGATAACACACAATATAAAGTAGATAGTTTTTTAGTATACGTGTATAGTGTAAGTATACACTACTAAAGTATACAAATACCCCCCGACTAATGCTGTCAAGTATGCGCGCACCCTAAATCCCCCCGACGTATGCCGAGAGAAACGAGGCCTAGCAGCAGACAAAAGAAGACCCACCCAGCTTTCACTGGATGGGTCGGTGGTTAGAGGGCCATGAAGATCACAAGGGTCGCTGCAGCCAGTAGCAGGAAGGCGAGGCCCGCTCTGATGTTGCCACGTGTCGGTGGTGCTTCCTTGGTGCGTAGGTATCGCTTGGCCTCAGTCTGGCCAATCTTGCTGATGTACATGTCATGCTTGTCCATCGTGTTGCGCAGTTGTTTCCGTGTCATATCGTTCTCCGAGGTTAAAGGTGGCCAGCCCTTGCGGGCTGGCCGTTGCGTTGCTTAGAACTTGAACATAGGCTTGGCGGATGCCTTGGGTGCCCGAGGCTTATCTGCGGCCTTGGCGACTGACAGCTTGCCGAAACGGTATCCGAAGGCCAGAGTATAGCCTTCATCAAGCGCGCCGGCCTTGCGTACTGCGGTAACGAACTGCAGCTCAAAAGCTGATTTTGCGTCCCTATACGCCTTATCCATTTCACGAAGTCCGTCCAATCGCTTGGCAAGAGCCTTATCCATGGATGCTTCATCCACTTGAACCCAGTTTAACTCGGATGCATTGAGTTTTGTCATGATCGTTTACCTTTTGGTTTCTAGCTATGCCGCACTATTGCGACGCAGCATGAAAACCATAGGGAAACTAGACGGGTCTAACGATGTCAAAGAGCGCGAACCAGAAGGTCCTATCAATCCAACGTTGCCGCCGTTTCGATAAGTTATTTATGACAAACTTTACACGCATTGTCAAACTCGCTTTGTTTCATGGGGTTTCATGGGGGTGCATGTATACTTGCGCGGCGCGCCGTATAGGGCAGGGGCAGGGGGGAGGGGGGCCACATGGACAGGGAAATTTTTACCCCCCCGGTAGTGTAGTAAACCTCGCAAAGCACGACCCAAAAAAAGGAACGTGTATAGTTTCATACACCAAATGTATAGTTTGCATACCCACTTGCCAGCTACATCTCGGCGAGGTATCCTCGCTCCATGGATACACTCCCGCTGCATCACACCAAATGGTCCGACCGCCTTGCGTTCGACGTAGCCCTCACGCTGGAAGGCAGTGGTGAGACGCTCGACGAGATCAAGCAGCGTCACCGCATAACGGCCGCATCCCTGATGACCTTCACCAAGGACAAGGTGTTCCTCAAGAAGGTGGAGCATTACCGCGGCGAAATCCGCGACAAGGGCATGACCTTCAAACTAAAAGCCCGGGCCCAAGCTGAGGAACTGCTCACAACATCTTGGGGGTTGATCCACAGTCCTGAAGTGTCCCCGGCCGTAAAAGCAGACTTGATAAAGTCCACGGTGAAGTGGGCGGGGCTGGAGGCCAAGGCCGATGAAGGCAACGGCGGTGCGGGGGGTGGAGTGAAGATCAACATCAACTTTGGAAACAACACGCCGCCTATGACACTCACAGCGGAAGTGGAGGGCGACCTCATTGAGCATTCTGACGAACTTTGACAGCGAGTATGAAGGGTCCCCGGCAGTTCGTCTCCAGACGTTACGGCAGCATGAGGACCTACGCATTGCGCTTGAGGGCGAGGGCCATTCGTACCGGACGAAAATTGTCCCCCCACGTGGCAGAACGCATCGCCGCCCAAAGGGCCGGCCGCGGGAGATCGTGGTGATGCTGGTGCGGGAGCACGGGCATGGATGAGGGTGTAGGCGACTGGCATGTAATCCCCCTGAACGATCTGAAGGAGCACGAGTGCTCGGCAGACTGCTGGTGTGGACCGACACTGGACGACGAGGCAGAGGAGTTGGTCTATGTCCACCACTCACTCGATGGTCGTGAACGGGAGGTTCACTGATGGCGATTGACATAGACTACACACCCCCGTTCACGGGGGAGAAGTTCATGAAGTCCGACGCCAAGATGCGTACGCTCATGGGCCCCGTTGGTTCCGGTAAATCGGTGACGTGCAGCTTCGAGATCATCCGCAGGGCGGCGATGCAGGAGCCAGACGCCAACACGGGCAAGCGGAGGACGCGTGCTGCGGTCGTGCGCGAGACGGCACGCCAGCTTCAGGACACGACAATCAAGACCTTCCTCGACTGGTTCCCACCGGGAGTGTGCGGGCGGTACATGCGCACCACCAAGACCTACTTCTTCGAGGTGGACGACATCGAGTGCGAGGTTATGTTCCGGGCGCTGGACGACGCAGACGACGTGGCCAACCTCAACTCGTTGGAACTTACCTTCGCGTGGTTTAACGAATGCCGGGACATCCACCCCGAGATCGTGGACGCCATGTCCAAACGTATCGGCCGTTTCCCTTCCTCCAAGGACGGCGGGCCGACGTGGCATGGGATGTGGGGGGACACCAACCCTCCCACGATGGACACGTGGTGGTTCTACCAGATGGAGAAGCTGGACCCCAAGGACGGTGTCAGCCCCAACGACAATGGGTGGGATGTGTTCAAGCAGCCGTCGGGGCGCAGCCCCTACGCTGAGAACATTGAGAACCTGCCCGATGGCTACTACGACACACAGGGCCGCAGCGAGGAGTACATCAGGGTCTTCATCGACGGAGAGTATGGGCTGAGCAGCAATGGCAAGCCGGTCTACCAGTACTTCCGGCCAGACTACCACATGGCAGCGCAGCCGCTGAAGCCGATCACAAACGGCGTGCGGCCAATCGTAATCGGGATGGACTTGGGGTTGACCCCGGCGGCCGCTATAGGGCAGCAAGACCCTCGCGGGCGAGCCCTTATACTCGACGAGCTGGTGAGCTTTGACATGGGGATTCAACGGTTCGTCCGCACGATGCTCAAACCCCTCATATACGAACGGTTCTCCGGCGCGCCCATTCTGGTCGTCGTTGACCCTGCGGGTACGCAGCGGGCGCAGACCGACGAGCGCAGTGCGGTCGACATCATCAAGGCCGAGGGGCTCAGGGTTATCCCGGCCAAGACCAACAAGGTCAGCGCGCGGCTCAACTCCGTGGATGACTACCTCATGCGGCAGGTCGACGGGGACCCGGGGTTCTTGCTCGACCCGCGCTGCACGCGGCTCAAGGCTGCCATGATGGGCGGCTACCGGTTCGACAAACACGGCGGGATTGACAAGAATAAACACAGCCACGTGGCCGAAGCGCTGCAGTATCTGATGCTACATATAGCGTCTGCGGGTGAGGGACAGCACATGATGCAGCGTCGCGAGATAAAACCTGTTGCATCTGCAGGGTGGACATAGTACCTATTATGTGTCACGGAACCGACATCTCCCTGTTGGAACTTGTTAATACGACTGCCGACTTGCCCTCACTGGATAATATCTGGTGAGGGTTTTTTCTTTGGCTTGCTGAAACAAAGTGCTACGTGTATATTGACATGAAGTTCTATATATGGATGACGGAGAAATATGGCTGGTCTGACCTTACTGCGCGTAGTCGGTAACGAGGAACTCGCACGCCAAGAGCGCGAGCAAGTTGACCGTGAGCTGCAGGCGCGGCAGACTGACCCGTTCATTCTGGGGCTGACAGCCTACCTCCGTGAGTGCTGGGACGCGGCGCGCATCGCGAAGAAACCCATGGAGCACATTATGTTGCGGGCCATGCGGCAGCGCAACGGTGAGTACGAGGCTAACAAGCTGAGTCAGATCAAGTCGCAAGGCG